GGCAGCTGGTAGCCATTGCTATGCACTTTCCTCCTACCATAACGCGGAGGTTCTGTCCTTTAATTGCTCCCATAGTTTATACGTTGTTTTGAACGTCGCAAGCGTAGTGAACCAGGTCCCAGTAGCATGGCTTCATCCAGTCCCAATTTACGCCGTCAGTCTTCGGGAAGCCTTCGAGCAGGTTAGGGATGTAGTCGCCTTGGTCGTAGAGTGTGGTGACGTAGTTGTTGACGGCCTGCATAGCCTTCATCACGATGTCGTCCACCGTTTTCGGGTCTTTCGCCCCTACTTCTATCGCTGCGCCCATCTGCCACGTGCTCGGCATCCAGTCGTCGTCCTTTGTCTCATGCGCAGGCTGCTTGCCCTCGTCGCGGATGACGATGTAGGGTAGGGGGGTGTTGTCCGTTTCTTCTGGCGACACCTCAAAGCAGGTCGATTCAACGCGACCGCCGATGACGGTCATCAGTTCGGCATCTGCACAGATGGCATTGTAGAGAAGTTCGTCGAGCTTGAACATGGTTTGCTACTTTTGCGATGTTGTGGTTATTTACTTTTGTTGATTTCTTCTTCAAAAACCGCCTGCCAGTCAACCTTTGCTGTTGCATCGGAGCCAGCAGGCGGTCAAGGAACTATGTCCACGAAGAAGATTCGAGAGAGTGCTTAGATTTCAGAAGAGCTAACAGGCTCGATAAGCTTGATGAGCTTGAAGGCCTGGGGCTTGCCGTTGCCACCGTTCACCTTGCCAGAGAGCTCAACGAGTGAGTAGTCAACACCCATGCCGAGGCCGATGACGTTGCGGTCGAAGTTCTCCTGAGAGGTACCATCGACATTGAACTCGATGCCGTCGGCCCAAACCTGCTCGTTCAGATAGCCGAAGTGACCGATACCGATGTAGCGGTAGGTGGCATCCTTGGTGGCTACGCCGTGCTCGTCGATAGCATAGTCGATGTATGGGCTTATCTTGTAGCGATAGCCTACGCACTGACCATCCTGGATGACGGTGCGCTCGCCTACGCTGTTAGGAATCAGCTTGGTGAACTTCAGGTCAACCTCAGTGGTCTTATCCATGATGATCTCGGGCTCGCCCTCGAAACCGAGGTCGTACATCTTGGCAATCTCCTTGGCCAGGTTCTTACCGATGTTGTCGTCGAGTGTGAGCTCAACTACGTCAACCTTGGCGAATGGTGACTGGAGCTTGTCGTACTCACCATGAGCGTAAACGTGGAGTGCGCGGAACATTGCCCATCCCTTCTGGAACTTATAGGTCAAGAAGGCGATGATGTCGAATGCTGCCTGAGCTACGGCACGACGGCTAACAGGAACAGAAGCTGCCACGCGCTGTGGGTTGGCCTTGATGTTGGCAAAGTCGAGGCTCTGCTCAGCCACCTTGGAAACCTCACCCTCTACGGTGAACTTCACGTCGTTGATGCTGTAAGGGATAACCTGTGTGCCGGTTACGCCTGTCAGCAGCTTCAGGTCGTCGGGCAGGTTGATACCTGGAACCTTGGTGTCGATGATAGGCTGAATCTCCACGGGGATCAGACCGCCTGCCTCCAGGTTGCCGTCGATGTTCTTGTCGCCGCCAGTGGTGATAGCGTTAGCGAGGATGGTGGTGGCGTTGGCTGCACGCTTGTTGGTGTAGCAGTCGCTGATCATCTCGCGCAGCTTCTGACCGTAGTCCTCACGCTCACGAATCTGTTCCAGCTCCTTGCCTGTGGCCATTGCCTTGGCACGGGCTGACAGACCTGCTGACTCACGAACCAGTGCATCGTACTCGATGTCCTGACTGCGCTGCTCAGCCTTCAGAGCCTCCAGCTCACGCTTCTGCTCGTCGGTGATAGTACCCTTCTGCTCCTCAGAAGTAAGGGCACGCATTTTAGCCTCACGTGCATTGGTCTTCTCGTCCATCTCATCCATCTTGGTCATGATTTCCAACTGACGCTTCTGGATGTCTGCTTTTGTCATTTTTGCCATGATAAAAACGTTTTTATAGGGTTAATAAATAAGTGATTCTATGTCGATTTCGCAGCGGCGGTGCTGGGCACGCAGACGCATTGCACGCTGCTCGCGGAAACGCTGTGCCTGCTCTTCGAGCTGACGCTGCTCTTCCTCGGCCTTCTCACGCAGTTCGCGTGCAGCCTTCTCAGCGTTGGTCTCGCCACCGTTAGCCTCTCGCTCTTTGGCTTCACGGGCTTCCTTCTCGGCGTTGGTCTCGCCGCCGTTGGCTTCACGCTCTGCTTGCTCACGGGCTGCTTTCTCTTTGTCGGTTTCCTCATCGTCCTCAGCCTTCTTCTGGCCGCCACACTCGCGCTTCAGCTGCTCCTCGATAGCCTTGTCGATAGCCTCCGAGTTCTCGCGGGTGGTTACGCTGGTCTGCTCGTAGGCAGGATGGGTGACGATTGAAACGTCGTAGAGTCCGATAATCTTCTTGACGTGACGAATCCATACTTCCTTACCGTCGATGGTCTCGTTGGTGCGCTCGTATGATACGCCGTTCTCGGTGTCCTCCCAATCATCCTCGAATGCGAACGACTGTCCGTTGATGTCGCCACGCTTAATGAGCTCCAGAGCATCGTTGGCTGCGGTGGTCTGTGGCAGGTCGCAGCTGTTGTAAACGCCGTCGGCTCGAAGTTCGAGCTTCAGGGTGTCCTTCTCAGAGTTGCGGAAGCGGCCCAGCACGTTGAGCACGCTGCTGTTGTGATTCAGGTTGTAGATCACGTCGCTGCGGTTTATCAGCTCCTGTGTCAAACAACCAGGCTCCAGCACCTCATAGACTACACGGGTAGAGCTCCACGGTGTAAGGTTCACGCTGCGCACACCGAACACGATGGCGCGGCCATTCACCTCGCGGCTCTGCTGTCCGTTTTCATCTTCGCGGACCTGAAGGCCGCAAAGGTCGTTTGGAAAAAATCTAACCTGTTTCATATTCTCTTTTTACATTTGAAAATGTTATCTACTATACGGGCGTTTTAGCGTCCTGGGTTTACTGCGCGATGCACACGGCTTTCGCGCTTCTTTCTCTGTTGCTGAATCTCGCGCTCCAGAGCGTCGATTTCCTCTCGTGTCGGGTTTGGTGTCATATTCGTTGTCTTTTGCCGTTTTTAATTTGGCTTTTGCCATTTTCAAAATGGCTTTTGCCGATTTATTTTTGGCACGTGCCAGTTTTCGGTCGTCACGTGACAGATTTTATTTGCCACGTCGCAGTTTCGAGATTGTCACGTGACGATGTTTTTCTCACTTTTCGCCCTCGCCCTCCTTTTGCGGTTCTCCCACGGTGTAGTTGCCGGGCTTCAGCTGGGTGCTCGCGTCGCTCTTGGCGATGAGGGCTTTCAGCGTCATGAGGTTGGCACTTGCCATTGGCACGTCGCCATCCTCAACGGCTGGCATGTCGAAGTCGCGGCGGGCTTCGTTCACGGTGCAGAGTCCGGCCTGCATCTTCAGCTGGGCGACCTTGGCACGGCGTTCGGGGTCCATCACCATCAGCGGGTCTTCGCAGATGTGGATGTCGCGGGTGCCATAGTCCTTAAATCCTATCAGCTTGCGGAAGATTTCTTTTTCGTTGCCGGTCTTCTGAGGGAGAATGGTTCGCGTGTGGAACTCCATCGTGGCGTTCTGATAGTCGTTGTAGTGCGAGTTGGTGTCGAGCATCAGCAGCGGACGTGGAACACCAAAGAACCTTGCCACATCGTCGTTCGTTGCACCCATCTGCTCGAACATCTGCATCTCGGCACTCGTCATTGAGATATTCTCCACCTTGTCGAGCCCTCGTATGGCGAGGATGTCATGACCGTTGTACATCTTCTTCTGAAGTTCCTCGGCGTAGTCGTTCATCTGCTTGGGATCGAAGAGACCTTGACTGATGGGACTGTAGCCGCTGGCGGGCGGTTGTTCGCCGATGATCAGCTTCACACGTCCACCCTTTGCCGCTGTTTCCAATGCCTGAGAGCGCAGGGTGCGGTTGAGCGAAAGCGTCTCGATGGCATACTGGAGTGTGGAGATACCCCACAAGCCGTTCTGATAGCGGAAGGTGTTGGAGAAGTGCAGCACGTCCTCGCGTGGTACGTTGGTCAGCGTCACGTAGCCGTGGTCGGTCAGATAGACGATGCTGGCATAGGTGCCCGTGTTGATGTTGTAGCCGCCCGTCTTAACCAACCACAGAGCGGCAGGAAATCCGAAATCGTCACGCTCGATATACACAAAGCTGTTGCCGTAGAAAAGTCGGTTGATTTCCACCAGCCGCCACAAGTCGCTGGCGGACATGATGGGGTTCGGTTCCTGCTGCAACAGGTAGTTGATACGCTTACCCAGTCCGCGCATATCCTGAACGAAGTTGCCGCCCTCGAAGTCCTTCTTGCGGTACTGCACGGGCATCACGCTCATGGTGTCGCCACGCAGTGTCACGGCACGATAGACCGCACCCACCACCAATGCCGATTCAGGGCCTCGCACAGACACGATGCGCTCCTGGTAGTCGCCACCATGCACCGTCTGCTTGCCATTGTCGGCAGGCATAGTGCTCGATGGGACACCGGGTGTCTGAGGTGCCTCGCGTCTGCGAAAAAAGTTTGCAAAGAAATTATCCATAATTATTTGCCTTTATTAGTCGTGCGTTTTGCTGTCTTGGGTTTACCGTAGAAATTCTCCAGCCACGCATCCTTCTCGGGTGTGCGCTCGTTGTACTTGAAGAACATCTCCTCGGGGTTCTGGCGCAGTTTCTCAGTATTGCGTGGGCTGCATCCCTCACCTCGGCGCACCTTCAGCTTCATCCACTCCTCGATGGTCTTGGTCACGTAGTGGCGCAGACGGGCCACCGAATAGTCGGGAGCGTGGAACGGACTCAGGTGCGATGGCTTGCCCTCGATGGTTTCGTAGGTACCGGCCACGATGGGGCAGTGAGGGTTGCGCCATACGGCGAACGGCAGACCGCCGCGCACGATCGACTTCACATGATAATTGTCGGGGTGGTTGGGGTCTTTCACTGTTACCGATGGATCGCACGGAACGGTGAATCGCTCGGCCATCTTCTTGGCGCTGGCCTTAACGTTGCCACCGTCGCCGTAGTTCTGCCAGTTCACGGTCACCACGTCGGCCTTCTTGCCCTTCAGCACATCCTTGATGCTCAGTCCTCCCTCGATTTGCAGCATCTCGTCGAAGTCGAAGAAGGCAATCCACTGACAATGCTGACCGATGCGATAGTAGGCATCGCGATAGGCCGAGTTCTGCTGATGCTCGCGGCCTCGCCAGTCCACTATCTCCACCAGTCCCTTGTCTATCTCAGCCTTCAGCACCTTCTCAAAGTGCTCCTCGCCCTTGTGGTTGTTGTCGTAGATGAGTATGCCGTCGAAGCCGAGCGCCAGATGGTGCTGCACAAACTCCTTGGCGTACTTGTTCTCCAGTCGACCGATGGCCACCAGCGCCACCTTGTCGGTGTCGGGGCGCACCCACTGCTCGGGCTGCCACAGCTGGCGGTTGGTCATCAACCACTCGATGGCGGTGTAGAGGTCGTTGTTGCGCCACGATGCACTCTTCAGGTGCAGCATCAGCGGGCGGATGTCGATGCGCAGTCCGCGTGCGCCGTTCTTGTGGGCACGAATCTGCTCCAGGAATGCCGCTCCGGTGTCGTACCAGTTGTTGCGGTTTTCCTTCTCACCCTCGAACAGCATCCACGCCTTCTCGGGGTCGAAGTACTTCAGCCCGCACTCCTTAATCTTTGGCACGTTCAGATAGCACAGCATGGGCACCAGTCGACCGATGCCGAATCGGTTGCCAGGCTGCGATTCCTGAATATGTCCCACCACGCAGTGCTCTGGATAGTCGAACATAAAGTCGACCGACTGACAGATGAGTACATCTGAGTCCATCAGTAGAAATCCGTCCGGCAATAAGTCGAACAGCTTCTCTATCGACATCATGTGCTTGTCGCTGCCGAAGTTGTTGAACGTGCCGAAGCGATGCGGAAATCGCTCCAGCTCCTTATCAAAGTCGATGATTTGTCCCTGGGTGTTGTCAATCACCTGCACACCCTCCATCTTCTTGATAAATGGTCGGATGTCGCTGTTGTCAAACACTGTCACGTTGTAATCCTCGCCGCCATGCTTTCTCAGGCTTAGGATTGCCGCCTCGGTCAGTTCGGGCGTGTTGTAATGCACGATTGCTACAGTCTTCTGTTTCATAGTTCCTATCTTTTTGGGTTTCTAAATTTCACTACTTGATGGTTCGGGTTCTGGCGTAGGCTCTATAATGGTCACCTGTGTGGTCATCTCCGTTGCACGGATGATGATTTTGTTCTCGCGCTTGTCGCTGTTGAGCGACTGCACCTGATACACCTTGCCTTCGCACTCAATCAGCGACTCGCGGGTGATGGTGACGTTGGCCGAAAAGTTCATGCGGAAGATGACACTGTCGTAGGCATCCAGAGCACCCTCGCGGAGTGCTTTGGTGCCTTTCGAGAACTCATAGCTTGACCATAGCGAGCCGTCCCTGCGGTAGCCCGTCTTCTCACCAAACTGCCGCTCGGAGGGCTGCACCTTGTTGAGAATCGTCACGCGGTGGTTGCGCATTCCTGATGTGAATCCTGTCGGCATAGGCTTAGGCTACTGATACACAGACGCGGTGATTGTCGGCAGTGATGATGTAGTGGCTGTCGGCGGTCTTCACCGGACTGATGTTAATAAGCATGTTCTTAACTCCCGTCAGCGTTACATCATAGACGGTGCGCTGGCGGTTCTGCGCTGTTATCTGTACGTCGCTGATAATGGCCTCACCACCCAGCAGACTGCCAGATGTCTCGCGGTTCTTATCGCCTCCGGCTGTGTTCAGCTGAACGCTTACGTGCTGGCCTATCATGTCCATAAGATCAACGGCACCGATAGCGTCCTCCTCGTCGTCGTTCGTCACTACGGCGTTGGAATGCAGGCTCCACACAAGACTGGCAACAACCAGCCTGGTGAAGTCGCCCTCATCGTCCTTGGTAGAGTATGGGGTGACGTTCAGCTGCGCATTCAGGTCGCATTGCAAGGCGGCGGCAATGGGCCGCTCGCCTACAAAGATTCTAAGGTTCTGTCCTTTGATTGTTGCCATGTCTGTTTACTTTTTACGGGTTGTTTTCTTAGGGGATTCCTCTTCAGCCG